GCTTTGAGACGGAATAGGCCGTCGACTCGAAGATCTTGAAGAAGCTGGGTGCCAGAGCCTTTATCTTCGATCACGACGGCGTTGGGCGAATATCTGTCCGATAATTCCTTCACTGCTCGCCGCAGGTCGGGATAATCCAATCGCCGCCGATAAACGTCGAGCAGATAGTAGCGGCCGTTCACAACGCCCCACGTGGTGCAAGCGCTGTAATCATTGAACTCTCCACTTTTATTGGCGGTGTCCCAACTCTGAATAACCGTGGTAAAACGGCTCGGACGCTCTTCCGGTGTGTAGTAACGCAGCCAGTCCGTTTTTATGATGGCTCCGCCCACCGGTATCGGATTTTGTTGGTACTGACTCTGGAAGGCATAGTCGCCCATCTGTTGATTAGCTGCTGCAGAGTTTCAAGCGTCTCCCCCTGGGGATCCAGCACCTCACCGGCTCTACGCTCAAACTGAATTTGGCCGAATTCAGTTTCCATGACGTGCAGTTCGTCTTCCTCTGCAATAGCGGGAAAACGGAGAACGTCCCACTTGTCCAGCTCGAGCAAGTGGCCGACAAGGTCATCCTGATGGAGCCTTTGCATGACGACGATGATGACACCGTCCTGCTTATTATTCAGCCGGCTGAGCAAGGTGTTATCGTACCAGTCGTTGACGCTCTTTCGCAGAGTCTCCGAGAAGGCATCACCAGGCTTCATGGGGTCGTCGATGATGAGGAAATCACCACCCCGGCCAGTCAGCACGCCGCCGACGGAGGTCGCCATCCGAAACCCGCCTTGTGTCGTCATAAAGTCGTCCACTGACAGTTTCTGCTTAGAAAGCCTCGTAGCGAATGCACGATGATAAGCGGCGCTACCCATAATGGTGCGGGTATCGCGAGCATGTTTATCAGAAAGACTTTGTCCATAGCTTGCGCAGATGACTTGCTTATATGGGTAAAGACCCAAAAGCCACGCCGGAAAGGCTACGCTGGCCATCACCGACTTCAAGGAACGCGGCGGTAGGCAGATGATCAGCCGCTTGCACTTGCCTGCGGCACATTCTTCGAGCTTTGCGGCAATGATGGCGAGATGCGGGCTGTCCGAGAAGGGGGTCTGCGGGAATAGTTCAGCAAAGGTGTATTCGACAAACGCCATTAGGCTGTGCCGCATCAGAAAATCGAACTCGTTGATTGCAAAATTGGTACTCACTCGGTCTCCTCTTTTGTTTCATTCGTGCTTGGGGTCGATTGTGCGTCCAATCTCTTTTTCCCCATTCGATCCATTCGCTTCAAAAAGTTCTTCATGAGGTCATTGTCACGATCGCTCAGCTCAGGAGTGATTTCCTCAGCCGATTCGGTAGCCTGAAACATCTTGTAAATTTGGAAATACTCGCGCACCGCCCGGACATCTCCAGAGGCAGCCTTATTGGTTACTTGATGAACAATTGCGTCGCCCTTTGTCATGGTGCGTCGGCGTCCTCCTTCCGTCACCGTGATCTGTTCGCGACTGACCTCAACGAATGAGGTAGCGAGATTTCGCGAACCCTTCGGTCGGCCCTTCGGATTTCCCGATCTGCCTTTTATGAACTGACGCTCCTTGGGAGGCTTGCCATAGCCCACTTCGTTATCGCCCTCAACCTCAGCCACGGGACACCTCATCGTTCGCGAGTTCATCGAAGAGGACGCCGGTATCGGCCTTATAAGCGCGCTCTCCAGTGAGTTGCTGCCAGCGCCGAATGGCCAAGTCGACATACCGGCCTTCAATTTCCATTCCATGACACACTCGACCTATGCGCTCCGCAGCAAGTAACGTGCTGCCGACGCCGAGGAATGAGTCCAGGACGATATCGCCCCGGGCGGAACAATCCAGTAGCGCGTCTGCGACCAGCGCGACCGGTTTTACTGTTGGGTGCATTGCCAGGACGTTTCCTTCCTCCCCGGTGCGGGAGAGCGTATTGGCACCCGGGTAGCTCCAACAATTCGTGCGATTACGCCCGAACCTTCCGAGCTGCACATTGTTTTGGTGCGGACCCTTTCCCGACTTGAAGGCAAAGATCAATTCATGCTGCGAGCGATAAAACGATCCCATCCCACCATTGTTCTTATTCCAGACGCATAGGTTGAGCAGGGAATCATAGACTCGCTTTCCTGCTGCCAGCAGCTCAGACATATGGCGCCAGTCCATAGCTATGAAATGCACCGACCCGTCGGTACTCCAGTCAGCGAGATGGCTCAAAGATGTCGCGAGAAATTCGGTGAACTCGGCTTCACTCATCTCTCCTGAGGCCATAGCGAACTCAGCGTGGTGAATCCGACCATTGCCGCTCGCATGGCCGTCGATGGCGACGTTATACGGTGGATCCAGGAACACGACGGCCGCCCGACGGTCCCCCATGAGAGCGGTATACGAAGATCCGCTCCGCGCATCGCCACAATAGATGCGGTGGTGTCCCAAACACCAAAGATCACCCGGCTTCGTGATCACCTCATCAGCTCCTTCCGGGAGTTGGTCATCGGGATCTTCTTCGACCGGCTCTGAACCGATGATCAAGTCGATCTCGGGCACCTCGAAGCCGGTGATCGACACATCGATATCGGGAAGGGAGATGAGATGCTGAAGTTCGATCTTCAGCATTTGTTCATCCCATCCGGCGTCTTCTGCAAGCCTGTTGTCTGCGATTACGTAGGCCCGAATCTGATCTGGAGTCAGGTTTTCGAGGCAGATAGTCGGCACCGCTGACATGCCGAGAAGCTTCGCCGCTTGGACTCTTCCGTGGCCTGCGACGATCGTCCCTGAGGTATTGATCAAGACAGGGTTGACGAAGCCGAAGGCCTGGATACTGTCCCGCAGCTTCCGAATCTGCGACCGATTGTGAGTCCGGGCGTTACCTCGATAGGGAGTCAGAGTGTCGATAGAGCGATAGATGACATGGAGCTCTGCCACTGCTTCCGTTAATGTAGGTTCCGGGTTAGATAGAGACCCTCGAGGGCGCTCGTGGGAGAATGCCTGATCGTTGCCTTGTTCAACTTGATATTCGCTCTTAGACGTACTGGCCATTTACTTTTCCCTCCGAGGGATATCTGAAATCCCCCTAGAAAGAACCTAAAGTGGGTGTCAAGCACGACCTTTGGCACTGACATTTTGTTAGCATTCCTGACGGATCGACCTCTCTGTAGACTTGCGAGTGCGCCCGGCGCACGGCCTCTTGCTGCTCTCGGAAGCCTACTGGTGACGGCCAAAGTCCTTCATCGGAGATGAGTAGCGCAGAGAGGCGAATAAGCGGGCGAATTTGTTAAAACCATCCCAAGAGTGCCACCTGTGGAAAATTACAGAATTTAGAGGATCGGCCAATAGCTTGCGATCAGGACGGTGCAACCAGCTTTGGCTGATGGAGCGGAGAGCATTTTGCGCTCTATATTCTATATATAGTTAAGCCGAAAAACGCTGCCGCTCCCAATAGAGCGGAAGGCCCGTCGTGACTCCAACTACCGTGACGAGCAGAGAATGATCACCTGCATTAATCGCGTCGTATAGATTCGGTGACAATGCCGCAAGGCGCAGAATTAGCGACGCATAGGCGTTGCTCCTCCCAAGACAAGGGCAGGTTTCGAGTCAGCCTATCGAAGGTCAGATCTACAGGCTGCCTACCGTCCAGTATCTGCGCGGTGAGAGCGGGCGATAGAGCTGCGCACCGGAGCATACGCCGGGCATGGATCTTGCTCACGCCCGCTGACTTGGCCAAATCATCCATCGTAGTAAGCTTGCCGCTGACAATCTGGTCTGCCCAATGCCGAGACCACGCGACTGCCTTGGTGAGCGATGGAATGGGTTTAGCCTCTGATGGCTCTCCATTTTCGAGAACCAGCCGGACCTCGCTTCCTCTGCGCTTAATCAACAACGGAGCGGAGAGTTTGATGGTGTCGCGATCAGAGAGAGCGCCGTTATCGTTTCCGAGCAACTCCAACCGCAACTTCGGGTAATGAATCTCAATCTGAATTTCTGCGTCACGGACGACCACGCGACCGAGGATACTGCGAATGAGTCGAACCGACTCCATGGAGCTGACCTCAGCCAGCTGTTCTGCGCGATGTTGCCCTGCTGCAACTATCAACCGTGTGTCTTTGACCGTAAGATCCGGAAATTGCGCTGCCAGGTCCAGGGGTTTCGAAAGCAAATCCCGAATGCGTCCCACAACAACTTGCTCGAATTCAAGAGCAGGCAGACGAGTGGTTGCCTTTCCGTTATCAGCTATGAGTGTGTAGTAGGCGTAGCGTTGGCCCTTCTTTGAGGCGTGGGTCGGAGTGAAGTGGTTCTCCTGATCATCGAACAATAGTCCCAGCAGGATTCGCCCGGAGGCCACATTGTGGGACGTTCGCCGCTTGACTCGATTCGCGGCCAACAGTTCAGCAGTTTGATCCCAGGTTTTCGGGTCGATGATTGCTTTGTGCTGCCCCTCGTAGAATTTCCCTCCATGTCGAGTCTTTCCGATATAAACCGGATTGCTAAGCAGGTGGTACAGGGTTCCTCTGGAGAGAACAATGCCGCCTCCGCTCCTCCCATCGACTCTAACTCTCTTTTTGCTCCGATATCCATTGGTCTTAAGGTAGTCGTAAAGATCGAAGACGGATCTCAGACGGAGATACTGATCGAAGATATGCCGGACCTGCTCCGCTTCTGCTCCGTTGACATGAAGTTGTCTGTCCTTGTGGTCATAGCCAAGGGGAACAATACCGCCCATCCACATGCCCTTCTTCTTGGAGGCGGCGACTTTGTCGCGGATGCGCTCCCCAGTGACCTCTCGCTCGAACTGAGCGAATGAGAGCAAAACATTGAGGGTGAGGCGGCCCATGGAGGTCGTGGTATTGAACTGCTGAGTGACAGAGACGAAGCTAACTCCCTTGCCATCAAATGTCTCCACAATTTTCGCGAAATCGGCGAGAGAGCGAGTCAGGCGATCAACCTTATAGACAACAACGGTATCGATTTTGCCCGCAGCAATATCTTCCAACAGCTTCTTAAGTCCTGGGCGAACCATGTTGCCGCCGGAGAA